AACCAAAAATCTGTATTTTTTTCTTTGGCAGCATCTTGCATGGCCGTGCCTATTGCCATCACTAACGAAACAGGGCCATCGACTTTATCGCCGCTCTTTGCTTTGTTGATCTTAATGTTTCCCGCTGGGTCCTGCATAAGCAAAATGTTGCCCATCATCCAACGCGTTACCGGGTTGCCTGCGTGGCGTAGCATATTATCTTTTACGAGCCGCTCCATTTCTTTAGTGGGTGCCGACATTGAAACAAACCCCTGGCCAAAAGGAAACATGGCAAGCCCTTCGTTTTGCAATTCGATTACAAGCTGCGACGCATTGAATCGGTCGAAGGCTATGTCCTTAATATCGTAACGCTGCGCCAGTTCAATTATGCGGGCTTTTATGAAAGCGTAATCTGTAACGTTGCCCTCGGTTAATTCTATAAAGCCATCGGCTGCCCATTGGCGAATTGATGCCCCGGCTGCGTCCTTGCGTTTGTATGCACTTTCAGTAGGAAGCCAATACCAGGTTCGCACTGCGTTAAGGCTTGGGAAGAAAAGCGAGAAAGCGCAAAAGTCGCCGGTGCTTGCTAAGTCTAAACCGCCGTAGCAAAGCTCGCCCTCTAGGTCGTCGTCGCCGTCGCACAGTTTCCAAAGGCTGTCACTTATCCAAGTCTGTGCCGTGTCGGTCCATACGTTTAGCAACTTGGTTTTAAACTCAACCTCTTTATGCACAAACTCTTTGGCTTCTGTTAGGGCTTGCTCTAATTGGCGAGGGTAAACTGAAATCCCCCAGTTAGGATTTGCTTTCGCCCATACTGCAGGGTCGGTCCAGTCGTCGCCTTCGTCTAATGTATAGATCACAGAAAAAAGCGCGTCGTCTTTGATTGTCCCGTTTAAAACATTGGCACAATACTGCCGATGCTTATAACACGGCGCTTCACGATTAAAGCCCGCTGTGGTAATTGTAAACAGAAGCGGCTGCCTGCGTGCGCCCATCGAGTTGCGGATAACGTTATAAAGTTCGTCGTTAGGGTGCGCGTGGTATTCATCGATGCAGCAAAAGTGCGCGTTAAGTCCGTCCTGTTTGCCCGGGTTCCATTCCAAAGGTTTGTAAATGCTTTGCCCATACAGGATGCGGCGGTTATTAACAGAGTTGTTAACAGTCAGTGCTTCATTTAGCCAGGGCAGATTTTGACAAACCCTTACAGATTCACCGAACACCATCATAGCCTGATCTAACTTTGTGGCTGCGCTGTAAACCTGAGCCGCTGGCTCGTCATCCGCAATGAGGCCGTAAAGCATAACGGCGCTGCTGAATGTAGACTTTCCGTTTTTGCGTGGAACCTCAACGTAAGCCCGGGTGAAACGACGGCTGCCATCCGCATTGAGAAACCCAAACAGATTCCAAACAATAAAAGCCTGCCACCCTTCTAGCATAAAAGGTTTGCCAGCGTAATCGCCAGTCGTGTGTTCTAGGTTCTGTATAAACTGAACGGCGTGCTCAGCCAAATCTTCGTTAAATGGCCAGTGCCCGCGGTCGTTCTCATAACGAGCCACAGCATTGCGCACGTGCTCGCAAGCAACAATGCGCCCGCTACCTATCCCGTCGATATAGTCGGCGACTATTTGCACTGTTGAAAATAGGCCAACGCCTCAAAGGCAAGTTTTTCGTTTCGGTAGTAGAAAGCATCGCCTGGCTTTCCGAACTTGTCGCAAACGCTTCCGTTAAGGTAGACGGCAAATTGCTGATCGCTTTTGCGCACTTGGTAAATAACAGGCTCAACGATTTTAACGCTAGCTGTTTCAAAGGCTTTTGTGTGAACGGCCTTTGTAATTGTCTTTTTAGTTGTCATGCTGTTTTGGGTTTTTTAAGTAGTTCTAATTTACTGACTGGCTTAGATGGTAAATTGATTTTACCCCGTGCGCTTGCAGTAATACCAAGCATTTGCCCAATGCGTAGCGCTTCGCTATGCGCTGACATTGCAGCTTTAAAACTTGGATTTATTATTTTTTCGCCGTAGCGGTTTGTAATTACTGGGCCTTCTTTAGCGACTTCTTTATAAAGGTCCATATACAAACCCATATTTTGACAATAGGCGGCCACGGCCTCCTTGTCAACTTTGCCAAAACACTGCATTCGCATAAGTTCAGGGGCTACCTTAAGCCAGATTTTTAAAGCCTCACCAGTAAAATACAAAGGCGCGTCTAAATCTTGTTCTGGTTCGGTTGTTGGTTCGTTTAAAAGGCGCGATTTTTCCAGCGTGCCCTTGGCTATTTTTAAAGCGGTGGGGATTTTAGGTCTTGCCATTGTTCAAATTTACAAATTTTATTTTTGTTTTATAACGCATTATTTTTTTATCAGTTAGTTCAGTATATGTTTAAATTTTTAAAGTGTCTTAAAACGCTTGTAAATGGCTTTAAAACTCAAAATAGACTGTTTTGCGCGTGTGTGATTCAAAAAGGAACCTGCGGTTTCAGGCACGTATGTAGAAGATTTTACACCCCGTACGGGTCGGCGTTCCTTTCTTTGGCTGACTTAGAGGCATGGCATGAATTGCATAGCGGCTGCAAGTTTTCCGCATCAAAGAACTCGCCACCCAGTCGGACGGGTTTGATGTGGTCCACCATCTGCGCCAAGGTAATTAAACCGACATCCTCACACGCTTTGCATAACGGCGATGCTTGTAACACTGATGCGCGAAGGTTGCGCCAGTGTGTAGTGTGGTATCGGGGCTCGATGAATGCGCCCTTGGTATACTCACGGCGAGGCTTACCGCCCTGTTTAGGTTTGTTTAGTGATGGCATTACAGGCGTGGGGTTAGATCTTCGGTGTATTGAGTCAGCGCTCCATTGAACTTAGTAGGAATCACAACGCATTCACCATTGCGATTCTTCCCAATAATTAGCTCAGCATCCTCAATGGCTGGCTTCTCCTTGTCGTAATAGGCCGGGCGAAAGGGGAACATAACTACATCCGCATCCTGTTCAATAGCGCCCGACTCTCTTAGATCACTCAGCATTGGCCTCTTGTCTTGCCGCTCTTCACTCTTACGGGATAACTGCGCAAGGATTATAACAGTCATGTTTAGTTCCTTAGCTAACAATTTAAGGTTACGGCTAATCTCTGCAATCTCTTGCTCGCGGTTCTGTTTAGTACCTTTGATTAACTGAATGTAGTCAATAACTAACAACTCCAACCCATGCTTGGCTTTATGCAACTTAGCCTTGCCCCTAATGTCTGCAATGGTTACAACTGCGTCGTCATCTATCCAAAAGTTAACAGTCTGCTCATTAGCTGTGATGCACATCTGTTCAACCTCAAACGCCGATAGGTTGCCGTTTCTTATTTTGTAGTTAGGTATATTGCCGATTAAAGAAATGTAACGGCGTGCTAATTGGTCATTACTCATCTCTAGCCCCAAGAATAAACCCTTACCACCGATAGCAGCAAAGTCTTTGATAAGCGACAAAGCAATGGCAGTTTTACCCATACCTGGGCGGCCTGCAACAACGATAAGATCACCACCATTATACCCGCCTAGATATTTGTCTATAAGTTTCCACCCAGTTGGGCGGCCGCTTAGTTTGGTTCCATTGGCCACATTCTGCGCAATCTCATCCACTATTCTGTTGGTCTCCTTTATAATTTGTTTTGGGTCTTTTAGGGTTGTGAACTGCGTGTTATCTACTATGTCCTGAACGCTTTTAACTAAAACATCCAATTCGGTAGATAGGTCGATTGTACCCAGCTCCTCAATAAAATGCTTTTTAATGTAAGCGTATTCTATGACGCGCATGTGACGCTCAATGTCCGGCATCCCACTGACTCTTTGCTGTAGTTCGATAAACTGTAGGACCTCCTTTCTTTCCATTGCTCGGCTTATCTGTACCAGGTCCACCTCTTCGTTTTGGATGTATAGCTTTGTCAGCGTCTTAACGACTTTTTGATGAAAGGGTACAGAAAACCATTGCGGGTTTATCTTAGGGAGGTAATGGTGTAACTGGTTATAGAATGCCAGTTGCGAAATGATGTGCTCTTCGTTTGTCATTAGTCTAATGTTGCGTATTTGGTTGGTGTTGTATTTTCTTTTGTTCCTGGGTCGATAATGGTTTGGTAGTTGTTTTTTATAGAATAGCGCACAGCCTTGCCAAAATGCTCAGCGTCTTGGTATTTCGTTTGCGCTTCTTCAGCCAACAATTTTAAGGATGAATTTGTGAGCGTTCTGCCCTGCTCTTTTTTGTGCTCTTTCCACAGATCTAAGAAACCCAAAACCCCCTTATAGTTTTTAGTATCAACTTGTAGTATAACTTCATTAATATCTACGCCGCAATTTTGCGGTGGGGGGTATCGCAATTCTGCGGTGGGGGGTACCGCAGTTTTATGGTGGGGGTGTTGCAAATTTGCGGTGGGGTCCACCACGTTTTTGCGGTGGGGGTAAATCTTGCGCATTGTACTATTATTCTCCTTGTTTTTGTTTAAATCTCTTCTTATAAAACCCTTCTTTTCCAATTCGTTTAGATCACGCTGCAGAATATCCACAGAGCAATTTAACGCTTTTGCAATGGTTGAATTTTGAGCAAATGCATAACCTTTTTTAACGGCCATGCTACAAATCAAAGCAAATAGAACGCACTGGCGTGCTGTAAGCTCTTGGAGCAAAGCAGCCTCAAAATGTATGTATAGTTCGGAATTTTTGCTCATAAAAAAACCCCATCGCGATAGTGCAGTAGGCTTGCAACTATCCCAACAGGGTTAAAGTCTTTTTAACATACAGGATAGCCTACATCCCAGTTAACACCACAAATATACGCCTTAACTTTCTAATCTCGTTAACAAATGCTGTTCGCGGTAAAACTCAAACCCTTTGTTAAACCATTCCTGATGCGCTCGCTTTTCAGCATCCAGGCACTCGTTTCGCAGCTGCAATGCCGAGGTTAAAAGTTGATCGTCGTTGATGGCATTACGGCCGTACGCTGTTAGTAGTTCTAGCATTTTCTGTGCATAGGTTTCGACTGGTGTTTTTTCTGTGTTCATAGTTTTTGTATTTCGGTTTTTACTTCTTTAAAATATAAATAATCAAAAAAATTCATTTCGTTGTCCATTACTGAAATTATCTCATCAACGGCAATCAATGCACAGGCTATTGCCTCATTTCTCATTTGCAACCCCACCCCGTCAAACTTATTGACTAGATCCAGCGCCTTTTCTTTTGGTGTCATAACTTTTCGTTCCCTTCTTGCAGTTTAATAAAACCTGAATCCTTTGTTGATCCAGTAGCTCGGATAAAGTCAATTTCTATCTTTGCCGAGTTAATAATTACCTGCCCGACGTCGGCCATCGCCTTGGCTGTTGCTATGTCAATATCGCCCTCTTTTAGGCGTTCTAAAGTTTCAAAAAGGTGATCTCTTAAATCGTTAATTTTATTGCGTGCCATTTTTTTCTAATTGGTTTATTTTACGTGTGATTGATTTTTTAATGTGTATAACTTGCTTAATCGGCTCAGGCAAATTTTGGATGCTATTTTGTAGCATGTGGGCCTTTCTGTCTATTAACATCAAATTGTCTACACAGATATTTTGACGGTTGCCATCGATAAACCGCACAAACTTGCCGGCTGGTATTTCGCCGTGATGCTGTTTGTAAAGTAGCACATGCACAAACTCAAAGCCGTTTTCTGTCTTTTCTACCAAATAGCCATCCCTGGTACTACGGTGCCCGATTGGTTTGGTGTTGTGTGGTGTTTGCCCTTTCTTAAATTGGGTTTCTTTACCGCCGATTTGTAAGCCTTTTATTCCTTTGTTCCAAGACTTCATACCCTTTTTAAATTGGGTGCGTTCATGGCCCTTGTATGTGTCTTTATAGTGTTGTAAAAGCCATTTAGCATTCTTATGCAATCCGACCTTGTTAGCACGGTTATAAACTTGGGCAATTTCGCAGTTAAAAACCTTGGCTAGATCCTTGCAAAGCGTCGTTGGGTAAAGTTGTCGCAGCTGCTCGGTTTCTGCTTCTGTCCATCGTTTTCTTTTCATTCCTTTAACGCATAAGTTACTTGGATGTCGTGGGCCTTTTCGCCTAGTATTGTCTGCTTAAACGCCTGTTTCATTGCCTTTACCCAGTTCGCCTGAGGGCTGCCGATTTGTGCGACAAACTGCTGAACCTCTGGGCGCTCAAAACTGCGGTCGGTGTGTTCTATTTCTATTGTGATTATAAAGGTTTTCATTTCATACTTTGTTTATTGTTGCTCATTGTTTCACCTCCTCAATTTCAGCCAGTTCAAGCTCTTCAATTACATCTACTTCGTCGGCTAGTTCAGCCAGCACATCGTAATATAACTGCGTTTCGTGTTTGTAGCCG